TGATGTGGAAGGTTGGGAATTTGAAGTTCTCAAAGGAGCCATGAACACTATACGTACTCATAAACCTGTGATGATGGTAGAATACACAGGTGGCAATCACCCTAAAAGTCTACACACTTACAACAATGATCAATATTTAGAATTGTTACAAGAACTAGATTATGAATCAGTAGCCGATTTTGATGGCGATACTATCTATCTACCACGGTACACGATTGATTTGCAGTCTCTTTAGGTCAGCATCAACCATGTCACGGATCATGGTTTCAAAGTCGGTACGTGGCTTCCAGCCCAGCTGTTCTCTAGCACGAGCACTATCACCGCGTAGACTGTAAAGTTCTGCTGGGCGTTTGAATCGTGGATCACTTTTTACTAGATGTTTCCAGTCATGGATTCCTGCATGTTCAAATGCCACCCGACACAAGTCACCAATGGTATGCTGTTGCCCAGTGGCAATCACATAGTCGCTGGCTTTTTCTTGTTGTAGCATCAACCACATGGCTTCCACAAAGTCGCCGGCGAATCCCCAATCTCTAGCACTGTCTAAATTGCCCAGTGTAACATCATCTGCCAGGCCCAGTTTGATACGTGCCACTGCATCTGTGATCTTGCGTGTGACAAATTCACGACCACGCAAGGGCGATTCATGATTGAACAAGATACCTGAGCAAGCATACAAACTGTAACTCTCACGGAAGTTTATGGTCATCCAATGTGAATACAACTTGCTCACTCCATATGGTGATCGTGGACGGAATGGTGTGGTCTCACCTTGCAGTCCTGGTTCCGTAGCATTGCCAAACATCTCTGATGTGGATGCTTGGTAGAATCGAGCATTGGGATTGTGTTGGCGAATTGAGTTCAGCAAGTTTAATGGGCCCATACAATTGACTTCGGTTGTGAGTTTGTTCAATTCCCAACTGATGCCAACAAAACTTTGAGCCGCAAGGTTATATACTTCTTGTGGCTTGACACTTTGCATGATATGATTCATGTTGTTCTCATCTGTGATGTCGCCAGTGATGAGTTCAATGTCGTTTTCAATCCCCAACCATTTGATATTTTCTAAGTTGGGATTTGAATAGCGTTTGACTAGTCCATAAACATGGTAGCCTTTTTCAATTAGATATTTGGCAAGATACGGGCCATCCTGGCCAGTCATGCCTGTAACAAAAGCAGTTTTTTTCATACTATTATGTATCAAACATAACGGGTCACACTTGAATATCTTCCATGCCAGCAGTTCTTAATCGTACCACATGACCCATTTGCCACTGCTTGGTATCCAGTCCTTTGAGTATGCCCAGCCAACGATTACGCAAGTATGCCACTTCGTTTATGAGAGTTTCGTAATCAATCACTTCATCTTCGCCGTCCACGTACTTTTCTGCATCTCTTGATGTCAGCGCACGAGCATATGCTTCTAGATACTTTTGAAAATGTTTCCTACGTATCTTACGCAATTGAATGTTGAGATAGTTTAGCACCGCTTCAATCTCTTGCAGTTGATTAAATCTGTGCTCGGTAATGCCGGGTAAGGCTGTGATATTTTTTTCAACTACGCCGTAGATTTTACAATCTTTTTTGGCATCGTCAAGTTCACGTTCGTAGTGACTGATAAAATCAGGCAAAGCATCTAAACTGGCGACTATGCGACTATACCACATTTTGAATTTCGTTTTCTATAAAGTATTGATTGATGTTTGGAAACAATTTCTTCCAATCGGTACCACGTCTTTGATCTATCATGTCTAGTGTAGCACAAAGTTTGGATAGTCGCAATGGGTCTGGATTTTCTGCATCAATCATCAAACATATACCTTCCAATCGTTTGCGTGTTTCGATATCCCACTCTGTTGCGATTGGATAATGTTCTAACAGTGCATTTAATTTATCTTTGAAGAATGCGGCCCCAAATATGTTAGGATGATATATTTCTTCGTACCCGCTATCAACCACATGATATGCCTGTGTAATTTTTGGGTTTTGTTTTTTGTATTCTGCTATACGTTGTTGCAAATCTAGTGCAGTGTCGATGCTCAATGAAGTAATAACCTGATGCACTGAGATCGACAACCATTTGTGCTGTATCAAGTATTCAAAATTTTCTTGCCATTGGTCAAGAGCAAGTCCGTTCCTGATAAATTCTGCTTGCGGTCCCCAACAATCTAAACTGGCACTAATGTGTACTTGTTTGATTTTTTTGTTGACTATCAAATTTTTGCATATCTCAACAAAGCGTTTTACAGTGTCTGTTTTTGAATTCAAGTTTGTGTTAATTGAGATAGTCAAATTTTGGTTGCGTCTATTGGATATAAATTCCAATATATTCCACATTTCTTTTTGTAGGAATGGTTCGCCACCTAGTATGCTTACCCGATCGAGATCTTGATAATTTTTATCTAACCAACTTAGCCAGGCAGTAAAATATTGATCTTTGTTGGTAATTTGCTGTACTGGTAAAATACCAATGGGATAAGATCCGTATTTTTTGAGTTCTTCGTTGTTCCTTGAACTAAACCCCGGCAAACAATACACACAAGCAAGGTCGCAAGTGTTGGACAAATAAAGTTCAACAATGCGGGGAGTTACCTTTTGGTCACCCGTTGGATCAAAGTCCACAGGAGTAAGTCCAGGGATATCATTATGATACAGACGATCACTTACACCGCCTTGCTTTTCGACATTTTCGCAATACTCGCAGCCGCGACCCGGCCACTCACCGGCTAGCATTTTTTGTCTGTCGTTGATTACTTCTGGAGTATTATGAAAATCGTCAAACTTGTCTAGAGACACTGCCACAGGATTTACTCTGTGACAGCTACTTGACGTTGCATTATAAAGTCTGAATGTGTTCCATCCCCACTTGTACACACATGCTGTGTCGTTACGAATAGGGAATACCCGGCTGGTCATTAATTTTCCCAGTCTTCGTCTTCTTCCTCTTCTTCATACTCATCATCTTCTTTGTCTTCGGCCTCATAATCCTTGTCATTGTCAAGGTATGCGGTTAATGCACGTTTGATGTCTGTGTCGCCTTTAAAGGCGTCACGAATGTCTTCTACGTCACTATCATTATCCATCAAGATCTGTATCACAGTTTCAGCGGCTTCGGCGCGATCCACTGTGTTTACAAAACGCTTGAGTTCTCCCCAAATTTCACTGGCTATTGCTTCACTCATCTGCTGTTTCCTCCGGATTACTTACCTCTGCCTTCTGATTTCCGAAGTCTTTCATTACTGTATCAAGGCAGCCATCAGTATTGGCTTCCCAGGCCTTACGGAACTTCTTGATAATTTCACCGTCGCTTGTGGTAAACACCAAGCTGTTGCCTTCACGCTTGAGCAAACCCTTCTTTTCAATCAAGTCGGTTAGGCCACTGTAGGGGCTCATGCCTGTTGTGTAAGGAATCTTGACCTGAACCCCTTCGAAAGGTTTAGCATAACGTGTTTTCATAACTTTGCATCCGGCGCGAATACCGTTCACTTCGCTTACTTTGTTACCGTCTTCGTCTTCTTTCAACTTCATCTTTTTCATGGCAACCACAATACTTGATGCATAGATAAAACCCTGACCGCCGGAAATCTTGTCATCAGGATCAAACATGTCCTGACTAGCGTATGTGTGATTTGTACAAACTAATCCAACGCCGTATGCACCAAACATGTTTACACAATTGCGCACAAGTGAAGTTAGAGCCTTGGGCTTGCGACCCATGTCGCCTTTCATGTCGCCTGCATCAAACTGATTGACGTCTGTTGGTGTGAGCAACATGCCCAGACTGTCAATAACAAACAACACCTTGGGACGATCACCGTCTGGGAGTGCTTTGTAGTCACTCATGAATGTGCTAATTGTTTTGGCAACATCATCAATCATGGCCATTGACAATTTCAACAACTTGGTGTCGCTAGTGTCCACCCCAAGATCATGCAACCATTTTTCATCTAGTGCATTTTCTGAATCAATCAGCACCACATAGATGCCTTGCTCCTGTGCGTTCTTAATAATGTTCCCAGAACAAATATAGCTTTTGCCGGCACCCGATTCGCCAGCAAACACAGTAACTTTGCCCAATGGTACGCCGCGAGTGAAGTCTCCGCTGATCAGGTAGTTCAAGGCGTAGTTGCCTGTTGAGAGTGATTTCCTTGCGGAACTTGCTTACGTCAAATGGTTTTCCCATGTTTACTCCAATGTAATAAAATTATTTTCTATCAGTGAATTCTTATAGAACAATTGTCTGTATTGTAACAGATTCTCATCAAGTTTGTCAAAGTTTGCCAGTGGCATTTGGCTACCCACACAAGGTAAGCCATGTTGTTTGCACCATGTTTGATACTCTGCTGGTGGTCCATATGTTTGGTGCCGTGTCACATGTAATCTTAATGTTGTGTATAATTCTGAAAAATTATTCAAATCAGTATCTGTTGTTGTATCGTTGTTTTGCCATTTTTGCCAGGTCGATCTACCAAGATTATTGTAAGCAATAGATATATTATACACCCCAAATCCCAATATACCTGTGCCAAAAATATTGGGCATTGAGTAATCGGGATCAGATGAGACTGCTTCAAGATTCAAAGTAGACTCTTCAATAGCATGTATCAACTTGTTAATTGCTTTTAAGTCTCCTGGAAATACATGATCTGCAACAGTAGTAATATTAGGAAAACGTTGATGTAGTTTGACCCATTGACTGTGTAGATGATTAAGATCATCTTGATTGCCTGTGTCAAGCTCGGAATCAAAATCTGTCAAATGCAACCGATCGTGAACAAAAGATTGTATGCGATCAAAACGTTGTTGTAATTCTTGACTCAGAGAAGCATACCTTAGGTCTGACACTGTGTATTTATTTAGAGCACGAGAATTAAGTTGCTCTACAAAATATTCGTAAACACTGTGATCGATAACCGCAAGTTCTATAACATCATGAGTTTGGGTCCAGCGCAGTCTTGGCATACAATAAAAACAAGACCCGTAGGCCTTGTTCAATTACTTTTGCTGTCTAGCGCGGATCATGGCTAAAATGTCTTCGGCCTTTTGCCCACTAGCGGCAGGTTTTGCCACAGGTGCAGTTGGTGCTGGTGCATCATCTTCATCAAAGTCGCTGACTGGAGCCGCTACTTTGAGTGCTGGCTTTGCTGCCACTTCGTGAACATCACCGTGTCCATCCACTGCCACTGCCGGAGTTGACCCGCCGGCAGGTGCTTGTACACCAGCAGGGCGGAAGTATTGACCCCAACGCTCTGTGTCGTATGGCTGACCATCAACTGATGCTTCGAACATCTCTTTGATTACCTTCAACTCAACATCAGTTGGCTTCTTGGGCAAGAATGTGCTCAAGTCAAACAAACCATGTGCATCAACTGCGGCTTGTTCTGCTTCGGTCAGTGCTGACTCTTTACGTGCCCACTTTGAACCATTGTAGTCAGCAAAGCCGCCTTTTGATCCTTTTGTGATACGGAAGTCCAGGCCACGTAGGTAGTCTGTTGGCAATTCTTCCAACTCAGGATCCATCAAGGCTCCTTTGATAGTTGTAAAGATTTGTGGACCAATGATGAATCTACGAATTGGATTCTCTGGTGTTTTGTCATCGCCAAGTGGGTTTTCACGCACAAAGCCTTGGAAGATGTAACTGCGTTTCTTCCAATACTTACGACCCATGTCTTCAAGTGATTTGTCCTTGAACCAAGTGCGCACCTCTGCCAGGATTGGACAGGCTTCTTGCCACATTTCCACGCAAGGTACTTGTACCATAACTTGCTTGGAGTCCATCTCTCCTTTGACACCATTGAAGGGCAAACGAATCATTGCTCGTTCTTGCCAAAAGAAAGTGTTTTTAGAGTTCCCGTCGGGGAGGAAGCGTAATGTGGCAGAACTGCCTTCTTCCATGTTCCAATGTGGGTAAATTGAATTGTCCCCACCGGTGGATTGCCCACCTTGTTTTGATTCTGCCGCTTGCAAACGTGCGCGGATTTCTGCTAATGATGCCATATTGTGTTGCCTTTCTATGCGTTAATATGATTTTAAAATTTAAGTCTTGCTTAAATGTGTTGCCTACAAGGTTATTTTAACACAGCCTGTCTGTGTTTCCTACCAGTACGGTAGAGAATTTTGCCTAACTAGTTGTTTACGGAAGTGTACGCTACTACGCACACTTCTTTTGTACGTTTATTTATATTATTTCAGCAAAGCCAAGGATTTTATTCTTGCCAAAAGTGCGTCTCCATCTTTTGACTCATAGTATGAACCGGTAATTGCACCATTGTAGTTCATTGGGTCATCATTGCTACCTTCAGCTACTGCCGGTGCTTGTTGTGCTCCTGGAACGCCAACATTACCAGGTTGTGCTCCGTTGGCCACACGCCAAGCATCATCAAATGATTGATATGTACTATCTTTTGGATCAATGGATCGCTTGCCATCAGTCCAGCCTGCAGTTGTTTTTGTCCAGGTAACTCCACCTGCATCTTTAATTTGTGGTTTTATCTTTGGGGTTACATCAACTATGCCATTAAACTTTTGTAATGTATTAACGTCAACATTGCTCTTGATACCTTGAACTTTACCTGATCCACTCGGTGCTGGAGCTGCTGCAGGTTTGGCCGCTGGTGCTACTATTTTTTTAGTCATATCCATTGTGCCGCCTTTTGCTACTGCACCAGGAGCTGCCTGTGCGGCAACTTGTGGTTTGCCGGTGTTTGGATCATATCCTTGTGGTGCAGCTGCAATTCTTGCTTGTGTTGCCGCATTGGGAACTACTGGTGCTGGTGCAGCCGTTGCTGTAGCCGGAGCGGTTGCTGGTTTTGTAAACATGCTTTTGGCTTTGTTAAACATGTTGCCCACAACGCCTTCGCCCACAACCGGAGCCATACCACCTGCTACTGTGCTCATTTCGTACATGCCACACTCAGCTAGGCCGTGTTCTGGGCAGTACTCACCTTCCATTGTGCTGTTGCAAGATCCTTCATGGACCGCTGGGGCGTCAAAACCGCTCATGACTTCAAATGTATTGAGCACGTCGGCTTCGGGCATGATCATGCCGCTGTTGCTTTCTGTAACGCCAAGTTCATCTGCCAGACGATCGCTGATCCAGTTGTAAGGATCGCCAGTACGTGCTTTCATTGTGCCATAAGGCATTTCACCATTGTCACTGTAGTAGTCATACAAGGCATGATACAGGTCATCATCAAGATCACCGTTGGCTTCGAAGTTTTTGACTTCATGTTTGAAACGGTTTAGAATGTGTTGTAATGTTTCGCCAGATTCGTCAAGGATGGCCTCAGCAAGTCCTGCTGATTTACGCATGGCGTTGAGTGATTCTCTTACTTGTGCGTCTGGTGTAGGGTTAGGTGGTACGGCTGCCGCTACCGGAGCAGTTGCACCTGTTTGTGGTTCAGCAGGATTACCTGGAGCAACAGGTTCAGGCAACTCAA